TTGGAATAGAGTTCCAAATGGATTATCGTAAAACCATAACGAATGAAATACTTCTGGTGCATCGGGATCATGTTCTGCCAATCCTACTCGGGTAACATCATCATAAAGCCAATACACATTCCATTCAGTATATTTCGGATCTAAACAACCGCGAAACACTTCTCGACCATTATAATTCCACTCTTCTGCATCATACTCATCATCGTGGTCCGCCACATCCTCTGAAAAATCATGATATACATATCCTGGCTTTAGAACCGAGAACATTGTTATGATCTGGGTTAATCAAACTTTACAGTTAGACGCACATCGTGGCGTGAAATAGATTTAGTTGCTGAATGAGAAAGTTCATGGCGCTTTTTCTTCGTTTCGGAACTCTTGCTTTCGTGTAGTCGAGTTTCCATATCTGCGTGAACCATCTCATGATGTGTATCAAGATAATCTAGAATACCGTCCGTAATAGCCCACTCGAAAAAATTAAGCTGACCTACAGTCGTTTCAATATCCCGAAACTTAATACGCTTCCAACGACAGAAGGGATCGAACATGCGCTTACTGTAGGCCTTGAGGTGAGACTTGTATGAAAGATACACAATAATATGCTTTTGAGACTTCATGTAAGATACATTAAACTTCTTGGCATAATTGGTCACAAACCAATCAATCAGACGAAGAGATAGATTTGAAGAACCGTCAAGAATACCTTTTACTCGAGCAATATGATCTGCATTTGCATAAAACCTTTCCAGCCGATGAAGGACCCACTGTTCCTGAGTTTGAATCTCCTGCATTTGTTACAATACGGATTCATACGTGTAAAACGGTTTTAGTGTTCTTAAGTAATACAATGTCAATGAATGGTGTTGAATTACTTCTTGAAAAGTATGGTCAAGATGATCAGCGTACAGATGCTTGGCATACTAAACGAGGTGAAATGCTGACTGCATCTGAAATCTACAAAGCGTGTAAAGACGCATCTCCTGCCCTAAAACACGAGATTGTTATGTCGAAACTTGTCCCACGCGAACGAACCCCCGCCGGAACTGGGCCTAAAGCGCTTCTGTGGGGAACGAGGTTTGAACCAATTGCTAAGCTTATTTATACGACTCATTTTCAGGGAGGTATTGAAATTGTTGATACAACCTGTGTACCACATCCTGTTCATTCTTTTCTTGGAGCATCGCCTGATGGAATCATTATCACGAAAGATAAAGATGATTTCAGGTACGGTAAGCTAGTAGAGTTCAAGTGTCCTATTTCTCGAGAGTTTTCTGATAGCACGCCTATTCCGGAAGTGTATTATCATCAAATGCAGTTACAGTTGGAGTGTACTGGCATGCAAGAATGCGAGTACATTGAAATGAAGTTTCGTGAAGTGAATTATTCTACTTGGATGGATGTGAAAGATAAGATCAAATCTTTCTTTATAGTATTTGAAGATGGCGAAGTTGTCTATCGCGATCTAAATGATCAACGCGATGTCCCAACCTGGCGTCGTGAAGTTCTGAATGAAAAGGATGACCGAGATTTCAGTACCACTTACTGGTATTTTGATACTATTCGAAGCTCAACTGTTCCTCGCGACCCTAACTGGCTTTCTTCAAATCTCGAAAGCTTTACTGAAGTTTGGAATACGATTCAAGAGCATCGTAAGAGTGGAACTTTACCCGATCATCCTAAGGAGAAGACCACTCTAGTTCTTTGAAAGGGTCTCAATGATTGATGTAACATCAGAACTCTGTTGAAAGATATGATTCTTTGGAGCATAAACTGTAATCTTATCACCGACGAACGCGTTAGACAACCGATCATCGGAAGGTAAGCTCAGTGAATCACTTAGTAATTTATTAGCACCATCTTTAGAAATAAAGTATGAGATAGTTCCATTAAAGAAATTCTTTTTTACATTGAAATATGTGTCATTTACTGCTTCGGTATGTTCAAATGGGTACCAAATGGTCTTACCAATATGGCAGATATCATACTGTTTGGGAAGATCCGAAATAGCATTGTTTAGACCATTTAGATCATCGCATAGTTCAATATCATCTTCAAGAACTAGATAATTATTATACTTTGGATCATCGCGAAGTTTTTTATATACTGAAAGATGACTCCAGGCACATCCAAATTCACCGGCAGACATTGGCTGACCATTTAGCCTTACTTTGGGATCATAAGTATACGATTCACCTTCATAAGTTAACTTGTTTCCATCCACAGTTATATTCTTTCCATTAACTCCGTAGAATACTTCGGTCTCTATTCCAAGCTTAGAAAGAATCTTTAGTGTTTTATTGATCATTTCTGATCGATCAAACTCTTTTAGTGTAATAATCACAGCCTTGGTACGAGTTATTACCCGCTTCAAATTTGGAAAGAACCCATAAATATTCAAGATTTTCTTCTTCTCTTCACGAATAACATCAATGCGCTGAGACCACCAATCTTCGGCAATAGCCTGATTAATCATTTTACGGGCTGCATCAACATCCTCTAAAGGAAGGCGTACAAATGCTCGAGAATCAATGTAATCTTCCAAATTTGGACATCCCCAATAAAAGGCCAAAACTTCGTTCAAAATAGGTTCCCATATCTTTTCAGTCGCATAGTTGGTTTCGGCATTATTTTCGGCAGCAATGCAATATTTAACTTTTGAGTAAATGTTTGATCGCAACTCATCGGGAACTTTGCCTTGATAACAATCAAGATTGTTGTAATTTTGTCGTCCATATACTTTAATCAAATCCTGATTTGCCTTTACAAATGCAACACGAAGTTGGTGTCCGGTATCCCAGTTGTTGCCGCTTAAAATAGATACAACATCGTCGGTCTTTACAGGGAAGCTACTAGGAATGGGAAAGTTCCACTGGACTCCATTCAAGTATTTGTGATCTTGAATGCGATAACATTTTGTAGGATCTTGTTTCGGCCAAAGCTTTGCACCCCAGTTTTTTGCTGGATCATAAACAGTAGGCTCCATCTGATAAACAATTGCTTTTGTCGGATCAAATGACCCAGTTCCTGGTTTATTAATAACCACATGAAAGTCTGCATCATCGGATGTTGTTAATTCAATCGTTTGAGGTACTGGCATTAAAGACAACTCTTCTATCAACTTATTGGACGATTGCCAGTTGCATAACATCTTCACGCGAGTCACATCCTTGATTATAGTCGTTTTCTTAACAAATATGCCGTCCCGTTCACCAAAATATTGAGATCTCGTAAGTTTACCAATTTTGTTCTTAAAGAATCCTAAAGTATTAAATGCTACACAATTTGGATCGGCCATAGCGATTTCCATCATTTCATACACATTCTTACCTCCACGATGGTAACAGTCGTTATCCATTTGATCAAGGCCAGCTTTGAAGTCAAAATAGTCTGACTGATCTATAATACTATCAAAGTTTAATCCCTTAAACTCTTTCTGAATATCAGAATCCACATCTTGGCCCGGAGTTTCATACCACTCTGAAAACACGATCTGTGGACGAACCTCCATACATTTTAGTTCCTTGCACACTTTTACTACATAATCGATTCCATGTCGAATCCCATTTTTTGCAATATAATTTACGAGTATTTGTGCACCAGCCTTATTGATTGAATATGCAAATCCAGCACCAATATTTAAATCATTCTGCATCTCACCAATACTTAGCTGTCCCTTATCGGTAACATAAATATCCTTTGTAGCTTCACGATTTGCACTGAACATATGATATCCTAAAAACAGATAGTCCAATTCTTTAAACAAGCCCTTCTCCTTTATAGATTCGAATTTCTTCTTAAATTCCGGAACAAGAGTTATGTCATCTTCAAAAATTATATAATACTGGTTAGCAGTGTCCGTTAAGAGTGCTTTCCATAGGTTGTAATGCGTAAGCGCACATCCAACAACTCCAATCCGGCTACCAAAATCATTACCGTTAAAGAGCTTTTTTAGAAAAAGGTTAGGTTTGAGTTCAGCTCCATCCACTGCCTCTACAAACTGAATATCACCCATTCCAGCATCATTAAATATTTTTGTTACTTGTTCCTTACGGTCAGGACGGCGTTTGAGATTAATAATCTTGATATTACAAGACTTTGAAAATTGTGACTCGTTATTTAGATCATATGCGTTCTTAATTGTCTCTGAGTTTTTGTCCTTCGTAAGCCGACCAATATGTCTGCAATGAATACCATCAAAAAATGCAGTCTTGTATCCTGCTGCCACCCAACGGTTCGCATAATCCATCTCGAAGAATGTGTTTGGACTATCAAAATTACCCAGTTTCAGAATGACGGATGCATCCATAACACCGGGACGAAAACTGTAGTGAGGCCAATAATGGCAATTTGGGTAATTTACCGTATCATTTTTATGATCGTGTAAAACAAATCCGGGAAGTAGTGGTATGTGACCTCCTAACTGAATATCTTCAATTACTTCGGCATAGTTTCGATTAAACAGAACTTGTTTTATATCGCCCGATTGTTCCAAAAACTTAATAGATTCAGTAATATAGTTCTTCTTCGAATGGAATAGAAAATCATCTTCAATATGAATCCAGTATTTGGGATTTAGTTCATTCATCTTGTTCCAAATAATATTCATGCTTGGACGATGACCCTTTTCAGCTGGCGTCTTATCGTAAAAGACAATCCAAGGATACTTCTTCTTCATTTTTGTTCGATCAGATTCACTAGAATTATCGTCTACACAAAACCAGTAATCAATTTTTTCCTTGTCCAAAAAATGATTCATAATAGAGTTGACAGTTTGTTCAAACAAATCGAGTCGTTTGCAGGAAGTGAATGATAGAAATACTTCGACTGTAGTTGATTTTACCTTAATTGGTTTGGGCGTCTTAATAAGATCGTTTTTATGTTTCTTGAAAAGGAGATTCCAAATTGTTGCTAGGGCTGGGTTTGATGAGGTGTGAATAATGCTTGTTAGTATATAAAACATATCTAAACTATCGATATCATCTAGAAGTTCGTGTATATAGAACCGCAAAACATCAAATATAGCATTTTTAATATTGTCATTCGTAGTTCCTAGAATAATCTTTCTTGCACAAGAAAATCCAAGTGGTTTCTCTTTCGTGTTGAGTGCAGATATAGACGCAGAGTATTCAAAAAGTCCTTCGTATGGTTCGCGAAAAAGGAACAGTTTATTTTTGGGATCCGGGTTGTAGTTCTTATACTTATGATAAAGCATCATAACAAGCTGGTGCATATTCGCACGCCGAAGTCTATCGCATGCAAATACAACTCCTTCAATACGTTCGGAATCAAACTCTGAAGATTTTAGAAAGTAGTAAATAGACTTTTCAAAATTACCTTTTCGTTCATACAGTTGACCCAACATCACGCATGAATAATATCGTTCCTGTACCCAATTTGGCAGGGTATCTGCTACCAGTGTATACCATTCAATTGCATCATCTACCTGATTGGAATCTTTGAAACTTTGGGCGCAGTAAAATGCATACCGATTTGCTAGATCATTTCCGGCCTCTTTTTCCTTGTAATATGCGGCCTTGAGAATCTGAGCATCCTTTTGATATTTTTGTGGATCTTTGCTGCGGTCTCCAGTCTTTCCAGAATCGATAAAGTAATCACCATCGAGATAACACTCACCATTCACCGGCTCTTCGGCTTTTAGGTACTCGTGAAGTACACCAACATACATCCACTTCTTACGATTATTAATTAACTGAGGACGATAGTATGTCATCCCGCTTCCAAACTTTAGTAGGTAACAATCGTGCGTCCATTTTACTGGCAATGTAAAGTTTCCATGCATACTATCGTCGGCATCAAAAATTAGGAGATAGTCGGACTTGTTATAACCTGCACGAAGAGATAGGGTTCGGTTATGACCAAAATCCTGCCACTCGTGCTGCACAATTTCTCCTGGTATCTCCTTTGATGCAAAATAGTTACGGATAATATCTTGGGTCCCATCTGTAGATCCCGTATCACATACTACCCAGTAATCAAAGGTAATATATTTAGCTAGGTTATCAAGTGTGGTTACTATTACGTGGGCCTCATTTTTTACGATCATGTTTAAACATATAGTTTTACCCAAATGCATTTTAGTTACTAAACTTCTTGTGTTTATACAGGAACAAATGAGTTGAATGCATTCACGCGAAATGGTGTCTCAATCCCGTCAATTGGAGGAAGATCCTGCGACATCATCTTAAAATGATTGGTTTCTTGGGCAAACGATGATGTGCGTGTCTCGTCTGTCTTCTGCTCAGGAGACCGGTCAACGAACTCTGCTGCAAATCCCTCACGAGATTTCATAACATACCAAATAACGGCAAGGGCGACTATAACTGCTACAAATGCCCAGTTCTTCATTTGATTTAAGCTTGTAAAAAATGGAATGATGTTTTCATAGTTATTAAGTAGTAAAGGAATGGATGAACTATCAATTGTAGCTCTACAAGAGCTAAAGAAGACTCGCCCTTTGTCGGCTGAGGAAATTGCGCTATCAACTATTCAGGAGATGCTGACTTCTCGTGGACTTGTTGCTGATAAGTTTGAACTCGTTCCGAGTAATATGGAAGGCACGAAGATGTATTCTTTTGCAGGTATTCTTCTCATTTTCAGCACAAAGACTCGTGTGTCTGAGAAGGAACTCAATAATTTTCTAAGTTTTGCGGGAGAGAATAACTTTGCGTCGGGTATTATTATTGTAAGCCCATCTCAACCTTCAGAATCTGTCATGAAGGTTCTTATTGGACACAATGCCGTACGAGAGAATGTATATGTCCAAATCTTCGATATCCGCAGTCTTGGGTTTAATATTAGCAAGCACCGTAAAGTTCCTCAGCATCGTATTGTTCGAGAGAACGAAAAGCTGGATATTATTAAGAACTTCAATTTGAAATCAATTGAACAAATCCCCAAGATTTTCAGCCAGGATGCAATGGCCAAGTTTATTGGCGCTCGCCCCGGAGATGTTGTAGAAGTTTCGGGATTGTGCGAGACTTCGGCGGATAATTTGCGGTATCGTTATTGTGTAGCAGAAGGTATAAATGGATAATCAGTTCAATACCTTGATGCGAAGTTATCATGATAACTATCTCCAGTTCAAACTGACTGGGAACTCGAAATATAAAGTTGCATATGAAGCTGCTGAAAAAGGATTAGATGCTATCATTTTGTCTAAAAATAAACAGGTGGAATCAGATAGCAAAAATATTCAGAGCACAATTGGAGCGGATGCCGAAAATAAGATGAAAGATATAAAGTCTCAATCAGTTCATTTGGGTCAAGGTTTAGTCGACGAGCACGACGCCGAAGTTGCTTCAGAAATGCGATTATCCACTGCGGCTCCAGTTCAAACTCCTATTTTTCAGTATGTAGCCATTGGAATTATGGTCGCCACAATTGTGGCATTAAGCGTTGTATAGCTCCTCCCGTAGCAGTAATTACATTCGTTGTCCACGATGCCCTAATAACCAGGAATACTACGATAATACACAGGAAAATCAGAACTCCCACATATACATTATACATAGTTTGGACACTTCCGAGATTATCACTGTTTGTGGCATGAATACGCTTTAGAGTACTGAGTTTATTTGATGATGCTTGCATTTCTTGAAACTCTTTTTGGTATGAAATAAGATCAGCTGTTAGATCAGAAAGAGTTTTTGAATCAAAAGAATCAGCTCCTTTGTTCAGCACGGCTAAAATATCTTTTAACTGAGACGAAAGTTCCTGGTTAACAGCTAGTGCACGCTGAATAAGTGTCTGTTGCTTTTCGGCATCAGTTTCTTGGATTGCAGCAGATACCGCGGTAGAATATTCCGATTTTAAATAGGTATATTGCGTTTGAAAGTCGGCAAGCTGTTTATCTCGAGAGTCTACAAACTCCTTAATATCCATTACTTTTGTCGTATAATAAATAAATGTCAATTAACTCATTAAGTGTTGGATTACTTGCAAATAAACAGACGGGCTCAGTGAAAGGATCGCCATCCGATGCATCCCTCATAACCGCCATGCGTCGTGCGGCTGTGAATGTTCAATTTCAATATGCCGCTACCGCAGGAAATACGGTACTTGCCAACAACAAAAAAGTTCTGACGGATCAGCCAAAAACGCGTGGATTTACTGATTCGCCATACATTTCTGCAGTAGGTCGTGGATTAAGTAAGAACTTTTTGAAGACTTTATAATAACATGGCAGATTTTCAGGCTGCATACGATCAAACAACTCAAGATATTAACAACACTCTGTCAACACAGCTATCGTCTGTGCTGACATGGGCTAATATTCCGGGACAACTGCAAAAGATTTCTTCCTCCGCATATGGATTTGCATGGGGATTTAGTGGATCGTCTGTATACACATGCCAACTTCCATGCTCCGGAAATTGGCAGCTGGTAGATCTATCGAAGTTTGATATCAGTACGGTTTTAGATATAGCGACTGACGATATAAATGTGTACATTCTTGTGAACTCTTCTTCTAACATTGTGATGCTGACAAATACTGCCGATGGGCGTGGCGTATGGAATGTAGTTCCAGTTCCATTTCCTGCTACACAAATATTTTCAACTCATTCGTATATTTGGGCCCAGGATTCTCAAAATAATAAACAGAAGTGTCCTAAACCATGCACGACCACAAATTGGATTGCTGAACCTGAAAATAAAGTTACCATTACATCATCATCCTCAACTTCTTTATATGGCAAGGATTCAAGTGGATATGGGATGAAGACAGATGAAGTTCTTCAATCGGGATGGTCGCCAATTGTGGGACTACTTGGAACAAAGGTAAACTCAGTTATTGGACAACTTGATAACTCTTCCGTTTATGCTGTAGATCCAACCTCTAAGGTTCTAAAATGCGAAGGCGATTGCTCTACAAATACTGTATCTCCTGTTGATACCCGAGGTTATACGCCGCTCAACTTAACTGCTGACCCCACTTCGAAACTATTGTGGATGACAACTCAAACAAAGGGAGATTTGGGTAATATATTTAGTCGCCTCGATAAGCCGGATTATTCAACAATTATGAATACCATAACTCCTCTAGATAAGCAGCGAGATGGGGTTATTGGCGAAGTAGTTAACGACTATAACCAACAAACTGGAGTTATGACTGTAAATAAACAAGTTTCAGATATTGAATCTTTCTTTAAAAAAATCTTTGGAGACCAACATAAATCAACTACAAACACAAAAAATGCCTCGGGACATTTACAGCAACTCATTTCCGATCAGCAAGTAACCTTAGATCAGATTAACTCAGTACAGCCTATTATTTCAGGATTTGTTTATACTCTGATTGCCGTTGTCGTAATATATATAGTCGGATCGATATTAGGTTCATTCATTCATTGGATTGCATTCTTAGTTCTGCTTGGAGGAATCTACTTGACTATAAATAATGGCTTCAGTGGCTCCTCCATGTGGTCCCGACTGTTTAAGACAGCGTAAGCTCGATGCCTTAAAATTAGCTATGGATACAGCTGAAAAAAATAAGGATCAAAACCCGGTAGCTTATTCCGAAGCTCGGACTAATTACTATACTCTTCTAAAAGGCCAGGGATGGTTAGTTGCTGAAAAGCAGGGTATTGCTCAAACCGAAATTGAGCCAGTTTTAGGTAGATATGCTCAAGCATACAAATCTCTTGAAAATAAAGATAAATCTCAAAGCTATTTTGCGCATTTAGCAGCAGCTGTAAAATCACACGAAGAAGATAATTCTCTTCTATCCAAAGAAGTGCAAAAGGTCCACGATAAGTCTGATGTTTTAAAGCGAACAACCGAATTAGCTCCAACAACCAATATTGGCTCATATCTTCCATGGATTCTTGACGGAGTTATTGCACTGCTTGGACTTATAATCGTATACATGCTTTACCGTCGTTTCACTTATGTTCCCCCTACCATTGTAGAGCAGGTCGAGCAGGTTCTAGGTGGTCGAAATAAGTCTCGGTAAATAACTAACAGATGGAGGCTGCTTATATCTTCTTGGCTCTTCTCATAGTATTAATGTATGGATTAACCACATGGTATTCATCCATTGAAGGATTCGAAGATGGTAAAAGTGTAGCTCTACACGATGCTGATATTTACGACGACACGTATGCTTCAATTTATGATGTTCTGTGGAACTCGAATGAAAAGCTGAAGTATGAAGAAGTATCTTTACAAGATATAGCATTAGCTGACTGGCCTACATCTGCTGTGCGTATTTTGGACATGTGCTGTGGCACCGCTCCTCATGCATGCTGGTTCAAGAACTTGGGTGTGGAATATGTAGGTGTTGATGTATCTGATGCTATGATTAAGAAAGCCCGCGATGGATGCCCATCCGCTAAGTTTCAGAAGGGAGATGTGACAAATGCTCATTTGTTCCCGCAGAAATCCTTCAGTCATGCAGTTCTTCTAGGATTCTCGGTGTACATGTTCGAGAACGCCAAGATTCTTTCGGACAATGCATATCAGTGGCTACAGCCAGGAGGATGGTTTGTTGTTCATATGGTTGATCCCGATAAGTTCGATCCCTTACATGAAATTGCATCTCCATTCGCCGCATTTTCCCTCCAAAAGTATTCGCTTGATCGCGTAGTTGATTCCAATGTCTATTTTGACAAGTTTAAGTACTTAGGTCGTCTCAATAAGAAGAAAGATGAAGATAATGCTTCGTATGATGAGACCCTTACTTATTATGATAAAGAGTCGAATGGAGGAGTTAAGTATCGTGAAAACAAATTGCAGTTAACAATGCCTTCGAAGGAACGCCTAATTAATATTATTCAAACAAGCGGATTCCAGCACAAGGAAACAGTAGATCTTGTTCGCTGCGGTAAGGAATATCAGTACATCGTTTATTTCTCACGCTGATTACCAGCGTTTATATTTCATACATTAGCTCTATTTCTCTAAATAATGAATGTCTTAGATACTAGGACAGTTGCCGATTTTCAAAAGTTTACATTCTCGGGCCATTTACGCAATCATGTGTATAAAGTCTTGGACGAGAATGTAAAGTTAGGTCATGCAGATTACGCATGTTATTGGACTCTTGAGCTACTCTGCTCGGGATTAGTTCATTCTATGTGGCAAACTTTATTTGAGTCTTCGGCTCATCATATTAACCGTGCTGCTCCCAATGTGTTTTTGTACTTGGTTCGAATGTATGAAAAGTTTTCACCAATTGAAGGCCAGTATTCGGTGATGGCTATGACCGATATGCGCAACAATATGGAAGTTCGTAATTTAGTGTGTGAAGTTGCAGCATCGATAGCTATGCTTCGTAAGAATAAGTTGCCACCACTTCCAACAATTAAACCCGAACATGATTTCAACACAATAACTATTAATGAAAACTTAAAAGCTCCGTCATCAAACTATGCTCGGCATGTAGTGAAAGATGATGACCCTTTAGACTTATATGTTCCTATCAATGAGCTTGCCTACTGTCTACGCCCCGAAACGCGCGATATGATGCGGGCTCTTTATTGGGTTGCCTGGATACTTAAGTTTTCATCGGTCTACAAAAAGACAAATAAAGTCAATCTAGACTGTTCTTTTCGAGTAAACTCTTTTATTGAACAGACTTACGGGCGTCATGCAGTATGGTTGATTTGGAATGTTGTTTTGGACTCAGTAAGGACTTCTCCACAGGCAGGAGTGCTTATGCCCTATATTGATGCGGTATACAAACTTCATTGTTTGAGATGGTCGCCAACTGTACTTAAAAACAGAGTATGCTTCTTAACAACTGCGATAATGTTTATTTGCGAGAGTAATACTTTAGATATCCATTACCCAGTTCCTCAAAATATCATGGTCGTCAAGGGTCTAATTGAAAATATCCCTCAATGGATTCATTCAATCATTCAGACTCAAAAGACTTTTTCCTCGTAATATACCAAATGTTCAGCAAGAAGTTTCAGCATGCCGCTGCCCTCGGTCTACTCTTTTTTGTTATTAGCTCGCCCATGACTTACCGCCTAGTGGACCAGCTAGTCGGTGGCGTTGCGTCAGCGATCGTACCTCAGTTCGCCCATTGGTTTAAGGTCGCCCAGGCCGGCTGCCCAACAACCTATGGCCTAGGCCTCCATGCGGTAGTATTCGCGGTTGTTGCACACTACCTACTCCACATGGCGTAAAAATGGACTTATTAGTACCAAGTAAGACAATAGTAATCTCACAATGAAGTTCTTAATTTTCGACACAGAGACGACTGGTCTTCCTCGAGATTTCGGAGCATCCGCATTTAAAGGACCTAACAACTGGCCACATATTGTGTCCATTTCTTGGGCCATCATGGACGACAGTTTTAAGAAGGTTATCAGTAGTCAGAGCTATATGATCAAGCCGCGGGGCTGGGATATTCCATTTGAATCTAGCTTAATTCACGGAATTACAACTGCCGAGGCTATAGAGTATGGACATGATCTTGGAGAGGTGATGGATAAGTTCTTTTCCGAAGATTGTGATGGATATATCGCACACAATATTCACTTTGACCGTAATGTTATTTATAATGCGATGCTTTGGGATTTGGGATATACATTCTTTGAAGGGCTTGGTAAGCCTAAGATGTGCACCATGCAGATCGGGCGTAATATTTGCAAACTTCCTAAAAATAAGTCTCCAAAGCTGAGTGAGCTTTATGAGCACTGCACTGCCAAGAAACCTAATACATCATCTTTACACAATTCACTATACGATACCCTCTTTCTTTGCGAGGCAATTTCTGCATGTCCTGAAATACGAATTGATTTAATCAAGAGTTACGATAATCAAGCAAATGAAAGTCGCGCGAATGTCACCACAGTCCTACAAGAACCTGAAGCTCTTACTTCCACTAGAGATAAAGGAGCTAACAGTTCTGTGGTGTGACGACGGATGGAGTTACATTCCTTCTCGACATGTAAGATTTCGATACATTCATACGACTGAAACCTATGAAGAGGTATCTTGGAGCGGTGCAATACCGGCACGAGTTGAGTATGAAGAACATATAAAGTGGACATTATATTCAACAAAACCCCGAATCTGGAAAGAAGAAACTGCCAATTACTCCGAACTGTTCGTAGAGAATGGGTAATATGAAACCTTTATGAACAACAAATGATAGCTTTAGATGTGTTATATGTGGCGTTGGCCACAATTTTTGTCATGATTATTCTACAAGTTTTGACCTTTGTAGCTACACGGGTCATGTATCCTCCTGCACCCCAAATTATTTATCGCGATGTTCCGGTTCATGTTCAGCCCCCAGTTCAGCAGCAGGCAACAGATCTATCTTTTTTGAGTGCACCACCTCCTGATCATTTATTCTCAAAAAACGAACCAGCTTTAACCCAACAGACCCAGGAAGTAAAATTACCCGAATATGACCCCCGAAAATCGGATTCAGAAACTATACGAGGGGATACTAAGCTCCCGCCAGGTCTTCAGGCGGTCAATCCCCGAGACCTCCCTTAAACAATTTAAAGTCCCTCAAACGGTCGGAACTTCAGGATGGATAGTCTTCACTTATGATAACGATATTCCTGTGTGTTTGTGGATGACTACACACGAGTGTCGTAAAATCCAATGTATTGCAGACGAGCGATTATTTGGAGATACATTCATTCGAGCAGAAAAACTTGGTCAATTTGAGTATGTTGTGGCGGATATATTTATTTATAATTCAAATTGCATTTATGCTTGCTCGACATTCGAACAACGATACGAATGGCTGAAAGATCTTCTGAAGTTTGTGCACCATATTCCTGGAACTGCTAGGTTTATTCATAAATCTGATCTAAGCCCAACCCAAAAACTGAAGGGATATGAAGTTCATATTGATGATGTGGGGAAGCCAGGATATTTTGTGGATGTTGATTCAAGTTCAAGTGGAGTTGATGTTGTTAAACTATCTATTCCTGACTGTTATGAAGTTAATTCAGGAGGATATCTCCGTGTGCCGGATATAAAAACTTCAGAGTATCTTCGTTCAAAGGGCCATAAGTTCAAATGCCAATGTTCAAAGAATGATGATGGTTCATGGACACTCTTAGAAAACATTCCGTAGTAGAAGTAAATGCCTCGCAAGAGCAAGAGCCGTGTATCTAAGAAACATACTCGTCGTCACCGTAAGCATCGTGGTGGGTTTTATGGTGCTGCGGGCGCAATTGCCCCAGGCGCTATGGAATGGAGTCGTGGTTCAGAGGCTGGGCCGTATGCTGCTGGCCTGAATGACCGCGGTGGAAACTCCTTCCAGCTAGGGGCAGGCCGTAAGCGCCGGGCATCTCGTCGTGCTAGCCGCAAGACTCGTCGCGGTGGTGGTAAGTTTGGTGGTGTTTCAGCGTCTTATGAGGGAGCAGGTGAGCGTGGACTTGCGAATTTTAGCGGTGTAGTAACTCGCGATGGGTCAGGTGCGGCTGCAGAGGGCGCTTTCAATAACAAAGGTGCCCAACCTGGTTCGGGGTTTGATAGCTTTGTACGAGCCCATTAAATTTCATCTAATATGATAATGGACACCTTAATTGCCGGACTACTTTTTTTAATTGTAGCGATCTATTTGGTCCAGCGCAATGTTGGACATATGGTTGTATGGGTAATTCTAGCCTATATCCTAGCACATTATCTTGGAAATCTGTCACACACGGTTTCAGTCATTGCCGGGCTTGTAGGAATCTATGTCATCTGTCAGATTACAAAAAATACATATGAGGGATTCGAGGCTGGAGACGAAGAAGAGAAGCCTAAAAAGAAGGAAACTCCTGAGCCTGCGCCTCCAAAGACAGATGATCCACATGTAGATGTTGGTACAACTATCCTACATGCATATCGTAACTTATCTCCCGAGCAGATCGGAGGTATGCGCCGTGATACCAAAGAGCTCATGGGGCTTCAGAAAGAGCTAATGGGATCTTTATCGGAAATGAAGCCGGCAATTGAGCAGGGCGCAGAGCTTCTAAAGACATTCAGTCAGTTCTTTGGGAAAAATGAGTAATAAATACGCTGCATAGCATCCGCATAAACATATGCGTGATAATCCGGATCGTTTGTTGCAATAAATGGTCCACCGATGGAACGAACAATATTGGTCCATCTGTGTACATGGTGTTTGAGAGTTTGATACTCAAACCAATCTTGCCATAAAGTTATTGTCTTGTGAATTGAAAGCATATTAAAAATACCAGGAGGTTCCTGATGCACAATCATAATTATAATTGATATGATTGGGCTTATAATCATTTCAACCCAAAGAGAAATTATACTGTAGTATCCGCTTGGGTTGAACTTTTTGTTAAGTTCAGTGTAGTCTTCCGCAATTTCAAAATATGAAGAATCATTCAGAATGATCTGGGTTAGTACTGGAGCTGTTACTCGCATTTTCAAGTTGCTCTGGTTCGGTATCATCTATTACAATTCCAGCTGAAGGAAATTCCTTCTCTTCTAACGATTTGCAATCGAGATACTTCCAAGTTTGGGGACTGTATCCAGTAATAAGTTCTAGCCACTCTTTTGTGACTGTCATTCCATAACTAACATTTGGATCTACCATGTTTGTGCAGTCGACGCTAGGTGTTCCGTCAGGATATACTGCTCCAATCCACATCCAAGGAAGCTGTGAGACGGGCACGGTATTATGACCAATCTCAGGCTGCTTAAAGAGAAATCGGTCTACACGCCGGCAGCAATCAAATACCTTTCGATAAATCCAAGCAATAAATAGCATTTTTATTAATATAGTGAGCTGCTTGAAAGTGGGAGTGCATCCGCGTCCTTTAGCTGGCTAACAACCTGGTCGCGATTCTTTAAATTATCGCCAGTTAAAGGGGTAAACTTCTCCTTTAGATACTTTGAGGCTACACGGTCCATTCCTAGTCCTAGAGCAATCGAAGATGCCAGCGCAACCATGATGAAGGGTACAGCAACAATAGCCCACGATACAATACCCAAATCAACCGAGCACAGCGCATCTAAAATTACCACTCCAGCAACGCCCATTACAACCTTAGCAGCGGCGGTGACAAATAGACCGAGAGATAGATCCAACCCTACATGGATCGTAATGTAGAGTAGATAGAGGAGGGCGGGTGGGCACAGCGAATCGATGAAACGCATTTTCGTGTTATTACATTTAATCAATAAAATATGAGCCGAGCAATTGAAACTATTATGGAACTTGCAGGATGCTCAGAAGATGATGCGCAACGGGCTTACGCCGAAACAAATGATGTAGAAGATGCTATTGAGAAACTTCTACCTCCTCTGAAGAATGCGGCACGAAAGTATTATGATTGTATAAAGCCTGTTCGTAATTATACGGAAGAAGAGAAACAGATCAGGATTCTCCGAGAGTCTTTAAAAAAGATGGATGAAGAGCATGCAAAACGGTCTATTTCGTCAAATCAACCCGCGTCCGTGGCACAAGTCGAGCAGAGTACCCCCCACGAAGAAACGGTTCCACAAAGTAATTGTTATCAGGAATGTCAGATTCCTTCTCTGCAATTAGAGGCTCAAAAACCGGAAACTGCTTGTCCGTTACCGTCTGAATGCTCTTACGGTTCGCCGTTGAGTGGCCAAACATCACATGGCTCTGCTCGTCTATATGATCGATACTACCAAGACCTAGATTAGGTGTTGTAGCGAATGGGCGGGCAAAGACCTGCTTGGGACCCTTGAAACGAGCGGTGGCTGGATCACCAAATAGAAGCTCGCTCTGGAGATCAATGGCACATCCTCCCTCGGGAGAGTTTCCAAAGTTTCCCATCGGAATCATTCCAGGAATAGAAGCGGCAACCGCCCAGTTGTTTCCGCATCCTGACGGCTGAGCAGCCTTTAAGCCAGCAGTGTTAGACTCATTGACAGTTACATCCCTTGCTGCTTCGCCCTGGCGGGAGTTCGCATACATAAATGGCAGTCCATAGTTTGACATTCTCTTACTTTTACAAAACGAATTTAAGTGGTCATATAATTACTGCACTTAAGAAGGATGTCGTGGAACCTAAAAGAGCATATTCTAGAGCTATCCGAGTCCGATGACTTTGATACTGCTAAGACCGAATGGGAATACCATTCGAAAGAACGAAGCGGAGATGCACAGTGTGTATGTAACCGAGAAATTTTGAATGTGAACTACTATTACAATACAATCAACGGTAGAGTTGTTAAGATTGGAAGTGGATGTGCGAAACAGATAAATCTTACGAGTAAAAAAACCAAGACAGGCGTCGATCAAACAAATAACATCTTAACTCTGATGTTTAACGAGGCATCATACCAACAAATAAAAGATCTAGTATTGTATTCTGTAGAATCAGCAGTAGAACTGATAGACAATATACGACGGAGTAGGCTTAGCGAATGTTTAGTCCAATTTCAGATTGATGAAATTAA